GAGGAATATGTACCGCTATGTTATCAATGAGAAACGCCGTCCTGTTTCGGGGCGTGCGTCTGCGCCGATATATGTGTACTCTTATCTCCTTTACTCTTTTTTAGTCTTATATACTATACTATACTTTGCGGATTGATTTCCCGAAAATCGCCGCAAATCCCGTTTTGGTGTCTTTTTCGGGTCGGAAACTCGGTTTTCGGGGAGAAAACCCCTCTTGCGAGAGGTTTCTGTCCCGATTATACCTTTTCCGTGAGTCTGCGAAAATGGTGCTTTTTGGTGTGCTTTATGCGTCTTCTGTGGGTGCTTTTTGTGCCTCTGATTTTTTTCGGGGAGAAAACTGCTTTTTCGGACCGAAAACTATCCTTTTATTATTTAGCCTCCGGCTCGTAGGTCGTCGCTTCTGCCATTCGCGGTAGTTTGTCAAGGAGGTTGCAGGCCTCAATGAGTGCCTGTTCCTCCCGGCTTAATACCTCCTGTTGGTCTTTTATGCCGATAAGGGTTTCGACGATTTCACCGATTTTCATTTTTCATACCCCATAATCTCGTAGTCGATATTGTCTTTCATAGGCCAGCACGGCTCACCCTCGATGTCGTTCCCGGTTGAGTCATAGAGTCTGTCGTGCCTCTGCATTGGCAAGTCGCCCGGCTCATCATATTTCCAATACTTGCCATCGGAGTCGATAAAAACCATTCTCCGCCAACTGTCAACTTGAACAAAGCGCAGTTCCTTGACCTTTTTATAGGTCTGTGCCTCCTGGTCCTCCTGCTCACGCAGTTTGTCGAGGAGGGCTTTGACGCGGTCGCTGTAATGGTAGTTGCTGTCGTAGGGGTGATAAAGCATACCGAGGACAAAAGCGACGTCCGGGGTCTTACTCGCCCAACCTCCGATATTCGGTCCGTAGTATTTCTCTCCGGGTTTCAGCAATTCGATTGTGTCCCAAAAGTCCATAACCTTTTCGCCATTGATGAGTACATCTACCATACCCTGTGTTACCGAGCCTCTGCGTCGCTCTACCGTGATCTTGATTTCCATATCCTCATTCCTCCCAACCGAGTATTTTCGCCGTGGCGTTCGTAAATGCGTTTTGGAGTGCGGGGTGTGTGTCGAGGTCTTCCTGCGTGTAGCCGAGGGCTTCGAGGGTTTCCTCGTATTCGCCCGTGTACCCAAACTCGTGATTGTTCAGTTCTGTAAAGAACATATAATAGGCAAAGCCTGTCCCGGCGGTGTCCGCCTTTGCAGCTGCGTCCCGCTCCTCGCGGTGGCGGGATAGCATTGCTTTGAGTTCCGGGAGGTCGGTTTTCTTGATATATCCGCCTCCGCCGATGTGGCATATCTTGTCCGTGTCGTTTTCTCCGAGTCCGAGTTTTGCAAGGCCCTCGCGGAGAGCCTTTTTATCAAACGCAAAGAACGTCGGAAAGGCGTTGACCTCCTGCTGTTGTCTTTGCTTCATTTCTTCGTATGCGTTCATTGCCGTTCCTCCTTAATATCCATAGTGGACGATTTTCAAATTTTCCCACGCTCCGGGGTCGAGTGCTTTGAGGGCTGCGAGGAACGGCGGGATGCGCCTATATGTCTTTGTGTCGGGCCACGCTTCGAGCCAAGCGATAATCTCCTGCAAATCGCCCTCTTTTAGGTGATCGCCGTATTTGTCCTCATTGACAGCCGTGTTATCGTCGATAAAGATTTTGAAATCGACAGGCTCTTTGAAAAGGTCGCGCCAACCGTTGCCTTGTCCCATATTGCAGAGGTCGAATTCCATTACAGGCTGTGCGTAGGGGTCGTTATATCCGCCTGTTACATTAACCACATAGATTTTGCTTTCGTATGCCATATCAATATTCCTCCTCGTTTTCGTCCTCCGGGTCTGCGACGATTTCGTCGAGCATTTCCGGGGTGATTTTGTTAAGGTCAATTTTGACCTCCTTGCCTGTGTAGTAGCCTGTTAGAGTCAGTACGCCATTGTCGATTTCGTACTGCACCGAGCCGTGAATGATTTGCAAGAATGTTTCGTACATAATATCCTCCTGTCCCTGTTCGGGGTATAATTGTTTCACGTGGAACATTTTTGCCCTTTTCTGCGTCATTGATTTGTATGAAAAAGCCCCGTCAATCTTGACAGGGCAAAGGGGCTTGTGGTATAATAATAAATACCAAAGGGCTTTGTTCCTGCGGTCTGCAACGGTTTTCGCCTCTCTTTCCACGGGTCGGCGGGACCGTTGTTCTGCTTTATTCGGTTTTCTGTTGCGTGGAATTGTAAACCATTGCAATTCCTTTAACGATTACGGCCGTCCTATCCCTGCCGGTCCGTCGTACACATTCTTCGAGGAGGTTGTTCTCACTCTCGGAGAGTCGTATTTCGAGCCGCTTTGTTTTTGGGTTTGTCGTGGGACGACCCATTTTCTTTTTCTTGACCTCCAAACAATCACCTCCCGCTTTTTACGCGGTCTTCAAGAGCCTTTTGCGCCTTGTCCCGCTCGAAGAAAATAGATTTGTTCCACTCGTCTTTCGGAAATTCCCAAGAGGTGGAAACAAATGCGCTCTCCGGGCGTTCCAAGAATATAGATGTTTCTGTTACTCTTGTAACCGTGGCGCGGGTCGTTTCGAGGTGAAAAGTAGCACTGTTTTTTACTACCGCAAACACGACATCGCCTGTTTTACACATAATTTTCTCCGTTTCTCTTGCCTTTTTGAAATTTTTGTGCTATAATTGTTATTGCCTTTGGAGCGGTGGCGGCAAGTACCACCGTCCATTGGCTTCCCACGGGCCTTGCTTATTTATTGAGCAAGGCTCTTACCTTTTCGATAGCCTCTGTGAGGTCTTTGCTCTTTTCGAGGATTTCGAGGATTTTTCTTGTCTGATTTTCCTCTGCTTTCTCGACGAGCAACTCACCTGTGTTCATATCGTCGTTCATCGCTTTTCCTTTCCGGCACTTGCCACCTTACTCGCCTCGGTTTCCCTTGACTGTATCTTAATTATAACTTATGTACGGGCAAAAGTCAAGTGATTTTCCAAAATTTTTTGGATTTTTTTCAAATTTTTTCGCAAAACAAAGAAAACCGCCACAAATAGGGCGGTTTTTGTTATTTTCCGAGGGTTTCCGCAAGGCTGTCCCGGCTTTCCTGTACCTCTGACATAGCCTTGTTGCCGTATTTCGCAAAACCTACATCGTGCATTACACTCATAATGTCGGTCGATACCAACCAATCACGCCAATACTCCGTTCCGGCGAGTGTTTCGCTGCCTGTGATTTCCTTGTCGTATTCCACCTGTGCCTCCGCCTGTTCGTAAAACTCCTCCAAGCGGTCGTATGCGTCGTCGCCTGTGATTTCCCCGGCGATATATTGGTCCGCTACGCCGAGGGCGTTTTTGCCTATCTGATACATAGCGTCGCTCATATCATCGGGTTTACCTCCTCCGCAGGAGCAGAGCGCAGCTGCGAGGGAGAATATCAATAAAAGGGCTGTTAACCGTTTCATACGCTCCTCCTCAATTTTTGATTAAAATATTATACCATAAATCCGCCGCTTTTGAAATATGCCGTCCCGAAAGTCGGCATTTGCGGATTGGATTGCTTTCTTTGCCCTCTCCTGCGTCGCAGGGCGGGCGTATTTCGTCGTTTCGGGCATAGCCCCTCCGTTTCCCTTATAAACAATAAAATCGCCGTAGAGGTCAAATGAATGGCTTCTACGGCGTTCTTCGTATCATATAAAAAGAAAAAGCCCCTCTACCGGGGTGATGTCCGATAGAGGGGCGGTGTCCCCGGTGGTGGCTGATGGTCCGGGGACGGCGTTCATAGTAGCACCAAAACTGTGCTGTGTATCGCTTGGGCGAGTGATTTATCCCTCGGTCGTATCAAGTACGCCGGGGAGCAGTACGGCGGTTTCCGTTTTCTGTACTCTGACGGTTTCCTCAATTTTTGCCGTGAGGTAATTGTTGAGGTCGCCATATACTTCTACGATAAACTGCGCGGCTGCCGGGGAGAGAATAGAAAGGGCTGTGTCTTTCGCTTTGGTGAGAGCCTCCAACTGTGCCTCTTTGGTAAAGGCGTTGTCTGCTTTCAAAGCGTCAACATAGGTCTGCGAGGTCGCTGTAACCGCAGTCGTTACCGCGTCGGTGATTTCACCGAGATACTGTTTTGCTTTCTCGTTCTCGGTCTGCGCCTGTACCTGTGCAGTTTTCTTTCGCAAGAAAGTAACGAGGTAGGCGGTAGCGAGGGGGATAGCGACGGACAAAATGCCCTGCAAAAGGGTGAACAAAAATTCTTTCATAGTTATTTCTCCTGTTCTTTATTAAGTTGTTGATTGCGCCTCCTGTTGTGTTCCGGGCAAGGGAACGGCTCGCTGTTATAACAAGCCTCACAACAGTCGTCGCAGGACGGTCCGAAACGGTCATTATAAGGGCAGGGACGCACAGTTTCGAGGTCCCTGCCACAAGTCGAGCATTTCGGCATATTACTTCTCCGGGATTTTCAGCACTTGCCCTGCTGTAATGGTATTGGATTTCAAGCCATTAAGAGTCTTGATTTCCGTGTAGCGCGAGCCTTTACCGAGCAGCTTTTGAGCAATCCCCCAAAGGCTGTCGCCCTTGACCACGGTGTAAGTGCGGTCCGCTTTTGCCTCCGCCTTTGCTGTTCCGGGGATTTTGATTTTCTGCCCGACGCTGATCCTGTTCGGGTTGCTGATACCGTTATAGGCGGCGAGTTTCTGATAGGTTGTCCCATACTTCTTTGCGATAGAGGACAGCGTATCACCGCTCTTGACCGTATAAACGGTTTCGGAGGTTGTCGCCTCCGGCTTTGCGGTCGGTGTAGAGGGAACGCTCGGAGCGACCGAGGTTGTACCGGGAATTTTGATTTTTTGTCCGACGTGAATGAGGCTCGGATTTGCGATACCGTTGTACTCCGCAAGTTTCTGATATGTAGTGCCGTACTTGGAGGCGATCGCCGAAAGGGTGTCGCCGCTCTTTACGGTGTATACCACATCACCGCTCGCGGGCGTTTTGGTATCCGGCTCGGTAGAGGTTGTCCCTCCGGCGTACTTGTCATAGTATTTCTGACCGTACTCCGCGCGTTTCTTCTGTACGCTTTCGCCTTGATTTGCGGGACGCTCGAATTTAAGCAACACGGCATTTGAGGCGGTAAGCACAGAGGACGCGGTTTCGAGGACGGAAAGCACCGAGGACTTGTAGCCCTCGCTCAATTCCTTGTAAAGGAAATCAAGCTGCATACCGAGGTCGCCGATACTCTTTCCGGCGGCCTTTGCAAAATTGAGGAGGTTTTGCTTTCTGCTCCAATAAGTCCATTGGGCGAGTCCGTAGCCGGCCGCGTCCTTTACGAAATTATCGTATGAGCCGTTATCGACCGCCGCCGTGTAGGAAGCGTCGGTGTAGCCCAACGACTTCTCGTAGGTCTGTTGGAGGTTGTTGGATTTGAGGGCGGACTCTGCATACAAATTTCCCATAAGTCCGGCTACGCCGTAAGCGTTTCCGATTTTACCCATAAGGTAATTCCAAACGGTCTTTTCGTCTGCGGTCGTTCCCGTACTTGCATACCCGGTCGGCGAGGTCGTTTCCTCCTCCGGGACGGCAGGGTTATAGATAAAGCCGAGGAATTTGTAGCCCGTTCCTGCACCCCAATTTCCGTTAGAGCCTTTCTTTCGGGTCTGCGTCCAAAACGGCTTTGACGCGCCCCAACCACTCTCCGAGGTGATAACCTCCGTTGCGCTGACTACCTTTTCTACGATAGCCACGTGTCCTGCGCCGTCGCTGCCCGATAGGGTTGCGCCTTTCTGCCAAACCATACACGCACCGAGGCGAGGAGTCTGCCCGGTTTTGCAAGAGCCTTTATACTGCATAAAGTTCTCCGCATTGACCGGGGCAAGGTATTTACAGCACCCGTACCCGCCGATTTCGTTGAAACGGCCGTAAGCATAGCCGACGCAGTTTGCGAGTACGTCGCAGTCGCTGTCGGCGGGACTGCCCTTGATAGCGTTAGAGTAGCCTCCGTTTGCTTTTCGGGTGTAGTATTTATTGCCTTTTTCGGGCTTGGTAGTTCTCATTTGGAACATTCTACTCACCCTCCTCATCGTCAACGGCGGTCATATCCTCACCGTTAAATGTGTCCTGCTGGGGAAACTCTGTGATTTCCTCTGTGATGTCCTGTTTCTTGTTCTCGTCCATTGTGTTACCTCCGTTTCTGCGGTTTTCTTCGTATTCCCGGTCTTCCTTTTGGTATTCGCGCTCCTTGTAGCGTTCTTTTGTGGTTTTTATCCACGCCATAGCCCCGCACTCCGTTCCGAGTACGGCAAAAACGCAAGTGCAAAGTGTGTCCGGGATTGCTCCATAGAGCCAAAATGTGCGTATCATTACCACCGAGAAAATGATGAGCGTTAATGCGATAAATACGAGGATAATATCCATAACGCCGATACGCTTCTTTGGGGTGTCGTCTTTCTTCAAGACAACCACCTCCTTTCTCAAAATTGGTCGTGTGCTTTCTGATTTAGGTGCTTTTCCAAACGGTCGTGAGCCTTTGTTACCTCTCCGTTACAGCCCTGTTGCTTCAAGCCGTCAAGACAGGCGAGCATTGCGTAACTCAATACGCATAATTCGTCGTTGAGGACTTTGAGGTCGTCGGACTCTTTTTTTTGCAGAGCCTCGCAGTCCTTTTTGTGCAGTTCTTTGAGTTCGGCGATGTCCGTGGATTGCTTTTCCTGTTTCTGAAACCACTTAATGATTGCATATACCGCCGCCCAAATGCCTCCGACTGCGCCGATGAGGGCGGCGACTTTGATTATTACGTCAACTGTTTCCAATACTGTGTTCTCCTTTCCCGCCGAGGGCGTATTTTGCGTAAATCTCATTGAGTTTCCTGCGGAGTCCGTAACTGTCGCAATGTTGGAAAATTCCATTGTAAGAGGCGACCCTCCGCATAAAATACTCTTTGTCGATAATTCCTGCGGCGAGTTCGTCGCTCATTCTGCGTACATTTCGGATAATTCTCCGGGCGGTTTGCTTTTTGAGTTTCCTGTGGGTAGCCCAAATGTGATACCCAACAAAGTCGATACCGAGGCTCACCGGGCGGATTGCTGTTTTGCTGTTGAGGTTGAGGTGCAACCTCTCCAAAAGGAGCGTTTCGATGTCGTCTTTGATTTGGTGCAATACCCGCTTGTCATTATGTAAAATAATCACATCGTCCATATAGCGGATATAGTAGTGTAGGCGTAGTTCGTGCTTTGCGTATTGGTCTAACTCGTTGAGATAAATATTGGCGAACAGCTGCGAGGTCAGATTGCCGATAGGCATTCCAACATCGTACAGCCAGTCCTCCTCCGGGCAGTCGTCCGGGGCAACTCCTGCGGGCAATCCAAAGGCCTGGTCCTCTGAATTGATAATCGTAGAGAGTAGCCTCATCAGTCTTTCGTCCTTTATCCTCCTGCTCAAAATATCAAGCAGTACGGCGTGGTCTACTCGGTAGAAATATTTGCTAATATCCAACTTCAAGTAATACCATTCTCCGGGCTTTCGGCTGACTTGCCGTAGCCAATATTGCAGACGGTCCGCCGCTGCGTGTGAGCCTTTTCCTTTGCGACAAGCGTAACTATCGTCTATAAACATTCGGTCATAGAACGGGTTGAGGTGTCTATACACACTCCATTGAGCGACCCTATCCTTGAATTGCAACGCCATTACAAGCCTCTTTTTCGGCTCGTAAACAAAGAACGGGCGATATGCTCCGACGCGGTATGTTTCCCAAATAAATTCGTTCTGCAGTTCGATGAGGTTTTCTTCGAGCCTGTCCGTGAATTTGAGAACATCGTCCCGGTATCGTTTGTTCTTTCGTGCTTCAAGGTAGGATTGATAAAGACCCTCGTAATCGTATATCTGACCGTAAATATCCGTCAGACAATTCATCTGCGGAATTGACTCGTCATTCATAGTTTCTCCTGCCTTTCTGCCGTGTGCGACATTTCTGCCCCGTCGTCCTCGCGGCGTTTTCACGGCGATACAATCTTTTCCCTAAATACTTCGATTTTCGGGAGGGAGTTGCGCCCCTTTGGTGTTACGCTCTGTACCTTATCCCGTGGGATAACGGTCCCCTCCGGCGTAACAGCAGAGCGGAGCGGAAACCGATGTTCGTGTTCGTATTCGACCGCGCATTGTTCAAATTCGTGTAGAACACGCCCGCATTCGACCCGTTGTTCCAGTTGCCACCGCGATACGGAGTCCGCTAATATGGCCCAACCCCCAAAAAGGTTATTTGACGTGTTTCATATAGCCTCCGATTATGCGTCCTATTTCGTTGAGGAGTTTGCTCCAATTCTCGTAGCGTTTGAACGAGAGAGGCGGTGCTATGTTCTGCCCGTAATACTTTCGGTCCTGCGCCAAGCGGATAAAATGCCGCAGTACATCGAGTTCGATGTCGAGTTCCTGCAAG